TTCTGCCGCCATGTACAGACTAGAGACTACGGTGTTGTTAGCAGGAGTTGCCATTTCCAGAATAGGAATGGATGAACTGTTGGGGGTAATTGCAATGTTTCCGGCATTGGAACCGGCGACATAGTACAAACCCTTAACCCGTGTACGAGGAAGCGCCAGATCGCCGCCATAACCCACCGTTACATTGGCGGTCGTGTTGGCATTAATGACAACAGAATCCACCGAAGAAAAATAAGTTGTGGAGTAAACCGTGGTGTTATTACCGCCAGCCACCGTTTCAGAAACGGATGTTCCGCCGATGTCGCCAACCTTTGTGCCGGTAATGGTAAACCCTACCCCCGTCTCATCATCCGCAGAGGTGATGGAAACCTTATAACCATAGCCATTGCGTCCGGGTAGCGTATTGGAAAGCGGAAGAACCACAGGGGCGGCCCCCGCATAGGTGTTCTCTGCTACATAAAAATCAGCGTCTGAGCCGACCTTAACCGACCAGACATCATACTGCATCGTTGCCATCTGAGTTCTCCGTTCTGTCTAATTCGGTTAACAAGACATCCACCATTGCAATTGCTCCGTTGGCCTGTTGAATCATGTCCAAGTACTTTTGCCGTTCAGCCAGTGCTTGGTTACGAAGATTCAACAGGTAGTCTTTTGTTAACTCCGCCATTAGTCAGCAAAGTTTGCGGCGGTTGCCAACAGGATGTAGTAGTCAGCACCAGCGATACGAACCTTCAGGCCGTTGGTGATTTCATCTACGTTTCCGATGGAGCCGTTATTCGCAAACAGTTTGCTGGAACCAGCGGTTACACCTGCCAAAGTCGCAAAGTAACCGTTGTCATCCATTGCGGACTTGCCATCACCGTTAACCGATGCGTAGACAAGCGAGGTTGCCGTGCCGGTCGAAGCGCCTGTACCAAGATTCAGTTCAATCTCAAGAGGGGCGTATGTACCAGCCGATGTACCGGCAGAGAGGGTCATTTCAGCAACAAAGGCTGAACCCAAGCCAGAAGTCGAACCCGATGTACCGTAAACGGTAATAGCCTTAAGCGCATTGGTAAAAGAACCAAGGGCGGCATCGGCGTTTAATTGAAAGAGAGTGCGTCCGCCCGTACCGCCAGCCCCAGTCATGGTGGCCTCGGTCGTGCTGACATTAAAAGTTGCGGAACCCGTGGAGGTGTCAGTAACGGTCGTGTTAAAGCCGTTCTGCGACACTACTGGGCCGGAGAAGGTCGTCGTAGCCATGCTAATCCTTTCGTGTTGTAGCACATCCTCATACCGTCTCTACAAAGTCTGCTAGGTCAGTCGGTACGAGTAAAAATCCTAGATACCTAAGTTTAAACGAGTTAAAACAAAAAGGGGAGCCTTTCGACTCCCCTTTTTTTCGCCAATGATTAGTTGGCTCCGGGTGAACCAAACATACCCAGCGGATCGGAGAAGCCGAACGAATAACGCTCACGGGCCTTGTATCGGACGTTGCCGGTATCAAAGTCACCGTCCATCGAGTTAGCCAGTGGGCTACGAACGAAGTGCTTCAGACCATTGGGAACGTCCGTCTTAAGGAACCAAGCGTCCGTGTCGGTCAGGTAGTGGTTAACGGTGTAACCCTCGGGGATAGCGCCAAGCGAACGGAGTGCGTTCGTGTCGTTATCTGCCGTAGCCGTGCGGAGTTCGGTCTCAAGGAGACGAGTCGCAACGAACATCAGTGAGGGAGGAACAATCAACTTGCGGGGTTTCGCCGCAATCAAGAGTCCACGCTCGTCCGTCCAAGCGGCGATTTGAATGATAGCGGCCTCAAGGGAGGTCTCATTCAGGTCCGCAGGGGTGGTGGGTTCGTTGGAGTTCGTGCCGCCAGACACCAAGGGGTGGTCGGTAGCAAAGAGAGCCTTGCCATCGCCGCCGGGGAAAGAGGCGCTGAATCCGTTGTTCAGGATGTTAGCGGCCTTAACCTGCTTGGTGTTCGCCATCGAACGGGCCAAGGCTTTGGTGTAACGAGCCGAGAGAGAGTCATAGAGGTTGTCCTCGATGGCCTCTTCGGTGATCGAAAAGCCAAGAGCAATGGTCTCGTGGTTGTAGCGAGCAGTCCATGCCTCTTGAGCGTTGTCATAGGCAATTGCCGCACCCTCACCCTTAACAGGTGCAGTGCCGAAGCCGGAGAGTTTCGTCTCCTCTTCAAATGAACGCTCAGAAGTTTCCGTCTCGAAGATCGCTTTATGCTCTTCGGGGTAACGGTCATACTCCATACCAAACAAAGCATTTAGCCCGGGCAGGAGTTCCTTTAGTAGTTGGGAACGTGAAATAGCCATTTTTACTTACTCCTTATACGCCGAGCGAGTTGGTGTAGGAATGAACACCCACATTGAGTTTGACAATAAACTCGGGGTAGGTATCCGTCTGAGTGCCGTCCACGACATCAACGATGCGAACTGCATACGTCGAAGTTGCGACAAGGCCATCGCCGTTTGTGCCGGTCAAGAGGTTTACACCGGAATTACCAGTAGCGGTGCTACCAGCAGTTCCGAAACCAAGTTGAGCATTTTTACCAATAGCACCGGGCCAGCCCGAGCCGTCTGTACCGCTGTTGAACGTGCCGAGAGCGGCTGAACCTTGAATCTGGAACAGAGCATCGGGGTCGTCCATCACACGGACATAAACATCGGTAGCGCCAGCAGTAATGATGTTGGCAGGGAGGTACTGGCGGTACTGTGTGATTCCGGTGGAATCAATGTAACGACAGCCCACGCAAACGCCAACAATACCAGCCGTTGCATCAGCAGAGGTTGCGGGAACCTTAATAGCGGTAGGTGTTGCCGAAACAGCGGAGGGAAGACCCGCACTGCTAAGGACCACCAGATCGCCATTAAAGATAGCGGCAGTGTTATTGGAAGCAACTTTAAACTCCCGGATAACGCCGCCATTAAAGGCTTGACCGCCGATCAGATTGATCGGACGAAGCCCATAGGGGGAAGCGACTGAAGCCATTTTAAACTCCTAAATTAATCTCTCCTGCCCCGTGTTGTGGTCGATTTACGCTCACTAAACATGGGCATTCGAGGATCGTTTTCTCTCATAAGGGTTGCATCCACTGCCGCCGCTTGGTCATCGGTCATCTTGCGGTAGTACGCATTCCGCTGATCAACCATTTCCTGCGGGGCTTTGCAGAGCATTAACCCACCAATTTCTACATTTCCTGCATTTTTCCCGTAGGTCTGGAGTTCCGGGTGGTCTTCCAACCGAAGCGGCTCCCAGCCCTGTGTCCTTTTTGAGGAGAAGTTACGCTCGTCGGTTTGGCCCATTGTGGTGGTCCGAATCCAACGGTAGGCATAACCCTCTTCCTTAAAAGGCTCGGGAAGTAACGATGGAGGTGTCCATCGCTTGGTTGTGTTCTGGCGTGTTTCTAATTCACGAGGTGTACGGTTAGACATTATTCTGCTCCTTCATCACATATTTGGCATATTCTTGCAGGGGAACTCCAAGGCGTTTGGCAATTGCCACTTCAGATTTGCTTAATCTGATCTTGCTAGACCCTGTTGACCGGGATGCGGGAGCAACCACATTGGCGGGTTTTTTGGCCCCGAAATATTTGGGAAATACCTCACGCACTCTCTTTTCAATGCGCTCAAAGTATTCCTCTGAACTTGGCGTTATGCCTCTGGCGACGAGATCGTCGTGTACACCGAGTGCGAAACTTCGCATTTCTCGGTCTTTTTCAAACCACTCATTTTGGGCGACCCATCGACGAGTTTTCTCATCGGGGACGATTTGAGGCATTTGTACACTATTCTGTTGCTGTTGTAAAGGGGCATTTTGATAAACAGGGCGATAATTTTCTACCTCCCTTTGTTCAGCAGAATACGAAGCGAGCCTCTTCTGTGCATCCAACATTTTGTCGGTATCCCCAGCCTCATACGCCTCCTTATAGTCTCGTTCGGCTTGAGCGAGGCGGGCGTTAACCCTGTCCTTATGGCTTTCAATAAGAACTGATTCGCCTTGGGACAGTCTTTGCTGGAGTTGACGGTTTTGTTCCGCAACGGCTTTGGCATATTTGAGGGCTTCCTGATGCTCACGGGCAAGACGCTCTTTTTCCCGCCGTTCGTCGTGAACATTCCTTGATAACTGCTTTAAACGGTGCTGTACGTTTTTACTGTACTGGGAAATCTCGTCTTCAGGAATCTCAACATCCCCAAGATGCTCTTTGCCACGGTCTTGTTCAGGGGTGTCGTCGTAAACCTCGACATCATCCTCTTTTGTTTCGTTTTCGACTTCTTGGACATTTTCGTCCTCAACCTCAAATTCAACCTTCTCTTCGTCTTTCATAGCCTCTCCTTAAACACGAGTGATACCACGGGGGTCTTCAACGACCGCTTCCACCATGTCGTCATTGATTAAACGAAACTCCTGATCGCCCTCTTTGTTGGTGACCTTGAACCGGGTTCCGGAATACGCTCGCATCAAGACAAAATCCCCCTCTTTGCACCAAGGCCCATCGGGAAACTTATCTTCGTCTTTGTAAGCAAGGGAACCGAGTTTCATCACCAGCCCAACAACGGTGGCGGTTTCTTCTCGTTTAATCACATGATCTGGGCGGACGATCTGAGAATTCTCATAGGTCTCATCCAGTTTTGGTATTGCAATCAATAACTTATAGCCCATTGGGGTGGGCATCCGTAAATCACTCATCAGGTAAATCCTCCAATAAACGAACTACTCTCTGAAGACCTTTTATTTCGCCCAGCAACTCCCGATACGACGCATAGTCGGGCGCTGGTTGAAACGCAACAGAATCAATGAGCGATTTCTGCTCACCTTTTATTTCTGTTATTAGCCACTCCTTGAAGTCCAAGTCTTACTCCTTCCGTTAATTGCTTGCCTTCAAACTCCTGCGCTCGCAGAGTTAAATCTTTCTGCTTGTCAGCGGCTTTTACGGCAAGTTGCGCTCCGGCGATTTCCGCCTGAGTATCGATGCGTTTCGTTTCCCTATCGTTCTTTGCCTGTTCGGCTTGGGCTTTCAACGCAAGTTCGGCTTGATCCATTGCCTTCTTATGCTCGAATTCCGCCTGTTTAAGTTGGAATTCCGCCTGTTGAAGTTGGAGGATCGGATCTTGGGCTTGTTGTTGGGCTTGTTGTTGTTGGCTTTCCGCCTGATCCTTCTGGAGCAGTTTGTCGGAGGCAAGGGCCACCGCACGGGAAAGTTCAACTTCGATGTCTTCAGGCAGAGGTTCGTCCTCTGGAGGTAGAGGCACACCCAGCATCTTCTCAATCTCAATGCGATATTGGAAGGCTAAGTGTTCGGCGATATGCGTTTGCATTGCCGCTTGGATGGCTTGGGCGTTGGGGCTTTGTCCAACGAGTTGCATGATTTTAGGATCTTGAACCGCATTCATATGAACCTTCATATGGGCTTCGTGATCCTGATAGAGAAAGGCTTTTACAGGCTTGCTCTTGAGAATGTCCATATTCTCAGAGACAGGGTCTTGAGGCTTGAAGTCATCTTCAAGGGGAACGATCTTCTGTACATCTTTGATCCCTAAAACCTCCAGCATCTGCCGGTGGAGAAGGGGGAGATCGTAAATATCCGGCGCACCTTGGGCCAATTGCAGGGCGGCTTGGTACTGCACCACCCTTTGGGCCATTGTGGATGCGTTGGGGTCGGAGACAGGTATCACTTCGACCATGTCGTAGTCCGACATCTTGGCTAACGGACCGCCTTCGGTCTCGTAGTTGTAAACGGGCGGGGTGTAATCCCGGACAATTCCAGCAAGAAGTTTGAATTCATGCCGCATGGCAACATGAACACGGGCCTGAACGGCGGATTGGACCTTTAATGTCCGCTCCAGAATAGCCAATGTGGTTCCGACCGGGGTTTGCCCGGACATATCGGCAATCTTGAGGTCCGCCACCGAGGCAAATCGGCGACCTTCTTCCACAATGTTGTTCAAAAGGTTGAACAGAGTCGCAGAAGGCTCTTTGTAGGGCAGAGGAATGATGGAATCCTTGATGGTCATTCCCGTTACGTCCACATCTCGCCACTCACCCGGGGCAATCGGGGTGTCATCACCCTTGACCCGGAGGTCTTTACTCTTAAATCCGCCCGGTAGGTTGGATAAAGTACCGGCATCGACCAGTTGGCGGAGGATGGAAGTGGCAGATTCAGCGAATCCGCCCACCAAATGGATCAATCCAAAGCCATAAAAGCCGTATCCGGGGATGTAGATGTAGTGAACGAAGTGCATCCGCTTGTGTTTAAACGGGTCATCTTCGATGTAGTTGCGTCGAATCGCCAGAATCTCACCGCTAGAGAGCATGGTGATGACATAAGGCAGAGCAATTTGGGTGGTATGACCGTCTTTGGTGTCCTCAAATCCGGGCATATCGTAGTCGCAATGGACTTCATAGATCGTGAAACGCTCGTCTTTGATGGCAGAAACACCGGTTTCCTCGTTCTGCCGCTTCTCAATCTCGGTCCGGATCTCTTCGGGTTCGGGTAAATCCACATCGGCGTAGAAACCCTGAGCCATGAGTTTGCGGATTTCATTCTCGGTCTTCCGCATCCGGTGGGTAATACGGGGGGAGGACTGGAGATCCGAAGCGCCGTAAGGGACAATGATGTCTTCGGCGGGGACGAACATCGCCACCTGCCTGTTTAAACTGGGGTCGAAGTAAACCTTCTTGAATGCCGATCCTGTAATCGGCAATGACCAAAGGAGTTTTTCATGTTCAGAGCGGTACTCCGGCATTTTCTCGGTCAACTGGTAGTTCATGTCTTCCTGAACTCGTGTTGCCGCCTGAGTCTTATCCGGGGTCACTTTCCCGATAATCTGGGTTTTTACGGGGCCAGAGGCTGGAAAGGTTGAGATGATGGTTTCAGATTGGAACCGGACTACCGCCTCGGATAGGATGGGGTGAAAGACACCACAGGCTCCGTCCCAAGGTTCGGTCCTTTCTTCCATCTTCAGACCTAAGAGTCTTATACCTTCGGCGTAACTTTTCTCCCACTCTTTACGGGAATCAAGATCGGTCTTGATGGCATCAAGGACATCGTCTGCAACCTTTTGCAGTTCGTCCTGATCGATCTCAGAAACTAAGTTTTCCTCGAAGGTGACCTCTTTGGCCTCGATCTCGACCTCAATGCCGTCGTCATCTTCTTCGATTTCAATCTCCACCTCCATAATGGGGGCGTTGGGGTCCGCTTCAATTTGAAGCCCCTCGGGGAGTTGGTTTAGTGCTTTTTCAATTGCCATTAGTAATACCTCGCCTTACGGGGTATGAAGGTTGAATCCTGCTCATCTGTCGGAATCTGAATAAATCCGCCCTGTCGAAATCTCAATAAAGCCTGACTGGTGGAGTCCACCAAGTCGTCGTGGTCACCGTTGGGGAAAGAGGCGACTTCTTCCATCACTTCTTCCGCCCATCGTTTGTCTGGACACCATACGAGTCCGGACGCAAATAAATCGGATATAGCGTTTACACGGGCTATCTTATCTGAACCTTTGCTCGGTGTGTACTCCGACATAGGAATTCCCATCTTTCGCATTTCATAGATCAGGGGCGCACCGGCGGCTTTCTTCTCGACAATCAAGGTATCGGGACTCCATTCCTTGTACATCTGGTAAGCCATCTGCTTGAGTTCTGGGAACTCCATGCGCTCTTTAAACGCATCAAGGAGGATGATGTTGGCGTAGTCAAAGCCCTCCTCGTTTGTTTTGTAGAAGATGCCCCATGTGGTACAGGCGGAGTAGTCCGCCCGGTTATTCTTCTCAAAGGC